TGCATTTTATTGAAGCGAGTCTTTGGTATAAATCCGTTGCCGATAAAGCGATTTGTAATGGGCTATGGTCGGAGTTGATATCAATAGCCGAACAGCATCAAGTCCAATCGTTTTGTAATTGGTGGTTGTGTTCTGAGGATGCGGAAGTTGGGCGGCGGATGCCTACTTTTGAAACGTTAAATTTATTTGTTAGTGAATAATACTCTATGTTTTTAATGGTGGGATTAGTGCCGTATTTCCAAAAGAAGATTTTTGATAGTACCAATTATAAATATCAGAAGCAATTTGGAAAAAATGCTCATCTTGCTCTGGCATATATTTATCTGAAGCGGTAATATCGTTACCAGTCATCGTTAAAACTTTATAATAAAATGGATTTCTTAACGAAGATATAATCACAAATATTGAACCTGAAGATGTTGGAATATCTTTAAATAATGGAATGAAAGACGACCAAGGTATTTCGTCCATATCGTTACTTTCTGCTATCGTTATAATGTTTTGGGGCGAGATTGTTGAACCCTGTATTTTTACTGACTGCGCTAATAATTCCATAATTAAAACACCCTCATGACCCCGTCTACGAAGGTAAACAACAATAAAATTATTGCTATTAGAAAAACTTAATATCTGACAACCAAGTAAATCTACAAATCCAGGAACCCTGATTTCATTAGAATTGATTAACTCAACTTCGCTACCCCACGCAACGCTATTACCGTTAACTGTTACAATCCGTCCTACCTTTTTGATGCCTGGCACTACATCATAAGAAAAAAAACATTCATTGTCAGATATTCGGGATGAGCCTATCGCAGTAGAATAATACATCCCGGTACCTTCGGCTCTTCCTGGCAGGAACTGCATAGAAGAAACTGTAAAATTATTGGTCTCAGATATTTTTACTACCTGGACACATATCTGCATATTAAAAGCCAAAGAATAATGATAAAAAACAATAATAGTATTAGCGCTGAGTCGAGATGATGTTAGTCTGAACTGCCAACTCAGCCAACCTTGCCCACCGGGAAATTGTATTGTTTTCACTAATGGCATATTTAATGACGAACTATTCACAGATAAACTATCATTTTCTACAGTCAAAATAAACACATTTTCTGTTAAGAGCAAAAACGTTTTATTTTCACCAATACTACCAGATTCCAAAGGATAATAATTAGCCGCCCCGCTCAATATTTCGTATCCTTTGCTGATTATCTTGTTACCATTTATTTTTAAAAGGATAGCTGCTGATTTGTAATGATGTGTGACTAACACTTCATCGTATTCAGCCCAATAATGGACAACTGTAATATAATCATTTGAAAGGATGGTTACTATTGGTGGTTCACCTCTGCGGTATTTATTTACTGTTGAGGCTAATTCCCCTGCTGTCAAACCTTCGTACCTAATCGTTTGCAATGGAACTGTTTGAATGATTTTTTCTCCATTTAAAAGCCATATTTTTATTGAAAACTCTAAGTCGGAAGATGGGCTTTCTTGTTTTACTTGACTTACGGTTATAATCATTTGTGATGTTACAACTGTCTTAAATTTATAAGTGCCATTAATCTTGTTCATATTGTTATAATATCTTCTGAATTAAACGAAACATCGGTAATCATCATATTATAACTAATTGTAGATATTGGTGCAGTATAGCCATAGGCAAAAGCCACTAAGGAATCATTATCTTTGTCTACTGAGTACAAAAATAAAATATTAGCTTTATCATCTTCTGAACCCATATACTGAACCCCTGTTGATAACTGAATAGAAACCCACGGGGTCAACTCTGAGACTGTATTTAAAACCTGAATATTAGTATAGTCAACCGTTATCACCGATTCAGGAATTACCCCCGATAAGATATCGCTAGACTTAGTTAATATAATCCCATTGTCATCTACCACAAACGAAGCCAGAGACTGAGAAGAAACCCCAAACCCCGTAAACCAATCAACATCGCTACTAAACCACGTCATGCACTCCCTAGAGAAGCAATCCAATGGCGGTGCGGTGGTAACATTATCAGGCTTCTTATCATAATTAGAAACCATAATAACTTCATTTTTCCCATCTTCATCTATCCTGAACAAATAGAGTGATTTGGCTTTATTTACCTTAGTAGATGGGATTGAAATATCGTTATAGCCAACGTAAACGGGCGACGATTCCGGTCGGGTATAGGCAAAGGGATTTTTAATTGATACTGTCCCTATGGGTGAGTTCAAAAACTCGGCTTCAGTGTTTAAACATAGCCATTCTGAGTTAGTTGTGGAGTGAAACATCGGGACAATAGTTGATATTCCTAGGCCATAACTAACGGTTGAGTCCCATTGTTTCTTAGCTACCAACTCCAAAAATTCCACTGTTGGCAGTAACGAAACCGAACTAACATAATCAGTTGTCGTTGGCATTTCTCCCTCTGATCTCTCCAATAATATTCTAACACCCAAACCCATAAAACAAAAAGCCACCAAGCGGATGCCAGGTAACTTTAAGAGAGAATCTTTCCACCAATATTATTATAACACGAAAACATTAACATAATCAGTCGTTGTTGGCATTGCGATCGCACTCCTCGTCCACGGGATAAAAAACTATATATCCCTTTGAGTTTATCGTTGCTTTGCACTTAATTGTCTTCCCTTGATTGTCGAGTAAATACCCTACAATCGACGGCGTAGCTATTTCCGTTGGTGCTGTTTCTGTTGTCACTTTTACTTCCTCAATTCTTATCTAAATTTGTTCATGTTGATCTTTTCCACGCTTTTCTACAATCTTCAGAAGTAAACTTATACAGTGTTCCTTTATCACGAGATGTCTTGCCGCCTTTACGACCTATCTCAGTCATGTAATCTTTGTTTCGTGACGTGGAAACCCCACCATCGCTACACTCGTCTGGCGTGAATTTATGAAGCGCCCCTTTATCGTGAGATGCTTTACCACCTTTACTAGAAACCTCCCGACGTTTGTCGGGACTCATGGCGGCGAAACCACATTTCTTTTTCTTGTTTTCTGATTTCATAATTTTACTAACATTTAAGTTAATATTTATTTTAACACAAATACTTTATAATAAAGAAAAAGTATCTGAGTTTGTAGAGAATCTCAGATACTTTTAAAAAGCAAACACACAAAGCAACAACACAATGATTATACAACAACTTTCACTATTTGAAACACAACCCGTAATTCTTGATTCAAACGAAAATTATACCCCGTCTGATTTGATTGATTTAGTCCATGAGTTTTATGGATTTCCTGAATTAGACCCTTTTAGCTGTGAACTTGCCAACCGAACGGTAAAAGCTCAAAAGATATTCACAATTCAAGATGATGGATTTAAACAGAACTGGAGACAGGCTAAGACACTCTGGTTAAACCCTCCCTACAGCGCGGGATTTGTTGAGAAGGTTGTTGACAAATTAATTCAAACCCTGAACGAGACGGAAGCGGAAGCCCTTTTGTTAACCAATACTGACAACAGTACAGCCTGGTATAAAAAGGCTTTGAATCGGTGCGATCGCTTCTGCCTACCCTCAACCCGACTCACATTCTACAGTCCCAAGCGGGCGGCGGAAGGGAAGAAACAGAATCAAAACAGGTTCTCCCAAACTCTGTTTTATTTTGGATTGCAACCTCAAAGATTTGAGGTAGTTTTTGAGGGTTGGGGAACTGTTTGTCAGACTTCAAAATGGTAAATAAAACCCCCGTAAAGTTAATTTTACGGGGTTGAATTTTATGGAAGATTGATTTCTATTACTTCTTTTTCTCGTCTACTGAACTCATAGTGATTGGTTGTTTTTCTGATAGCATTCTCAGCTATCTTTCTTGACTTATATCTTTTAGCTGGATGATGCCATTGAGTACCTGTCCAAAAGACAGATGCACCTTTAGCTTTAATGATAAAATAATTATTTATGCGCTCTCCTTAAATCCATTTAACAAATTTAATCTCGCCTTCTGCGTCTGCCTTCATGAAAGCGTTTGTGGAGTTTTCTCTGTCTGGAATCTCATCCGTTATAACCTCCTCGATGCTGCGGTAATCCCAGATTTCTCCGTTTTCCCCATCTTCTGAACACTGGTCACAAACATTAAACCCGTGATTTTCGTTCCAATCGGAATCGTAATCGAACGAGGTATTTCCGTCTGTTTCCCCGCAAACATCGCACCGAATATAATAGATTACTCTTGATTCTCTACTCATGATTCTAATTCTCCTGTGATATAATACAATCATAGCACAGGTTATAATAAATATGTCAACCCAATTAAAATAATTATGGACACCAAAAGAGGCAGAGGGAAACCCCGTGACTACGCCACAATCAAAACTTCTAAGGGCATAAATATCACCGATGTCGCGTGGGACGGTCTTAAAGTCCTATCAGCGTCATTTGGGTTATCCCGTGCCGAACTCATAGAGAGGCTAGGGCGTGGGATGCTATCCCCGTCCGAGTTTCAGGAAGTTTACAAGAAATTTTTAGAAAAGGCTTGACATTCTTTAAGACCTATGGGATATTGGTAACAGGTAACAAGTCTCGGAGACAAAATCATGGATAGTTACACAACAATGGATGCAATTGATTATGAATTCATTACTGCAATTCTTGATAACTGCTTACAACCGGAGTATCCTGAGCTTGAATATCTATTTAAAAGTGTTGATAAAGGGGTAATGCTCTCTATCAATACAGGTAATCTAATGGCAACAAAAGAAGACTGGGTTTTAGCAACTGAAAAGATTTTTGAACAGGAGCTTCTGACCGCATTAAAAGGTCAGATAGTTATGCTGGCAGAAGGGCCGTTTACCGTAGAAGAAGACCTGTCCTTGTCTGAATCTGACTGGTCTTTGGTAAACCCAATGAAACTTAGAAATTAAATAGCTAATCATTTTATAGCTAATCAATTGTATTGGATGTGATCAAGGCTACAAAATAAAACCCCGTTCAAGAATACCGATGGACGGGGTTTTATTTTGTCCTTTTCGTGTCCTGGCCTCCTGCTTTATCCTAGCCTCCTGCTTTATCCTAGCCTCCTGCTTTGCGCCGCAGATATTCAGCAAGGAGAAGTGCCTCGGCCCGCCCGTTGTATTTCTTGAGCTTTAATTCCATAGCCATCTGGGGGAATAACTGCACCGCAATAATCCTTGATGCGTCCTTGTCTTTCCCTATCAAGCCATAGTGTTTTTTCCATTCTTGAGGGGTCACCAACTCCATAGGAATATTTAACGCTGCGATCACTCCCAACCAAATGCCAAAATTCATCCCAAAATCAAAGGTTGAACGAACTCCCTGTCCTGGCATTGAATGAACGCTCTCTATGGCGATTATTGAGTTTGAGGTAACTAACTGTGCTAACTCCGATGCCATTAATGCAGGGCTTGACTTCGTTGTGATTTTAGTTTTGGGTTTGGCCTTGGACTTGACTGTTCCCTTGTCCGCAAGTTGATCAATTAGCGTGAGGTTTGGCTTTTTGCTTTTAACCTTAGTTTCAATCTCAATAACTGGACAATCAATGAGTTTGATTCCCGATGGAGAAATGATAGCGATCGCTCCGGTTTTGCCTGGGTCAATTCCGATGAAAGTATTGATCATTTTATTTCCATCCCTTCTTAATACTATTCTGATTAGCAAAAGCTACATGATCTCTGGTGATCTGCCACTCATAACGGGGTCTTAACTCCTCTCCAATCCTGACGCAATCGGAGTCGGTATCAGTCAAGGGAATCACACCATTCTGATATTTGAACAAGGTCTTAGTTACCCAATTGACATCAGTTAATAATTGATTCCCGCCGCGTTTCTTGGCAGTGGTAACAACTAACTCGGCAATCTCTGGATAATTTGATTTAACTTTTGACTTTTTCATTTAAAATTCTTGATTGTTGTCTATGGTTTTCTTCATTCCTAAGTCAACAGGTGTTAGACTATCCCTTTTACTTGAATCAACTTCAACACTATTTAACAAGTCGATTCTTTTATCTGCATAGCTTTTCAGGTTATTTAATAACGTGAAAAGTTCTAAAGACTTCTCTCGTATAATTCTGTATTGCCTTAATGCTTCTGTGTGATAGCTTTCGCAATAATCAGTAAGTTCTGATATATCTTTAAAATACTCAGGAATAAAGCGAATCAAAGAATGTAGATCCGAAAGCTCTAATTGACCTTCAATATAAGAGATAGAGTGCTGAAGATCGCTTAAATCATATCCCGCATGGTTTGAGTCATCTCTTACAAAATCCTGTTGTTTTGCTTGTTTAATTATTTTCTTCATGGTATTACATTTTTACCTAATATTTACAATTCAAAATTACCAACTCGGATTACCGCCATTAACGGCATCCGTCATATATTTAGTTCTACGATGCCAACCCGACTTAAACACGGTTTGAGAAGGTCTACTGGTATAAATTGAGGTATAGTAACTATCTTGAGACTTAAGATAGTTTAACGCCTGTTCCTGCGGTGTTGACCCTGAAATACTCCACTTTTTACCACTATTAACATAACTATTCATAATGGCTAAATTAAGCGGTTTCTGGGCTTTGTCTGCACCTGAAGCTATCCAGTAGTCGGTGTGATATATCTTTATTGCTTGGGGTAAAGTTATTGAGGAAACGTTTAACCCGTGCCGTTTGGCTACACTTTCAATAATACCATACTTGGTTTTCCCACCGCCATCGGCAGGGTGATCCGACCAACCTCCTTCTACTTTTAGAATATGCGCGATCGCCCATGCAAAACCCTCGTCATTTATACCTGCTTGACTAACAGCTTTCTTAATCTCTTCAGGGGCTTGTGCTTTGGAAACATCACCGGAAACATTACCCGATGGATTAACACCCGTTACTGATTGAATGGCGGGAGATTGTAATAAATTGATAAGTGTAAACCCCGTTACCCCTAACATCATTAAGTTATTGAAAATCATTTTTTTGGCTCCATTATTGGGATTACTTTTTTAGGGTCAATATATTTCCCGTTGAGTTTCATTCCTAAGTGCAGGTGATTTCCGGTAGATGTTCCCGTAGTACCAACTAGAGCTATGGGAGTACCTGCTTTGACCGACTGACCTTTCTGGACTAAAACTTTCGAGGCGTGGCAATATTTGGAGAGATAGCCACCGGAATGATTGATCTCAACTGCATTGCCACAACCGCCCATGTCACCCGCAAAAGACACCTGGCCATCGGCAACAGCTAGGATGTTTGCACCCCCTGGCGCTGCAAAATCAATCCCGTTGTGCATTTTTTGTCCTCCCGTTACAGGGTGTTCTCTCATGCCAAACCCAGAAGATATTGTGTAGGGGGTTGAATGGGGATAAATAAACTTAGGGGCATCTTTACCTAACGTGACTGTTGAGGTTTGACTAGATTCTGTTGATTGGGGACTAGAAACTTGGGGAGAGGATTGGTTGAATTTAAGAATCCCAAAGCCCAACAACAGACAAGTAATGAAAATCCAGAAAAAAGCATCATCCAACTGTTCCTCACAATCCCT